TGCAACTTTAAGTGAAGCGCAATTGGCTTCACACTCGCATACTACCACGGGTTTCTACAATTCCCCTGGACCCGTAGGAAACAAAGGTCCTGTCTATGGTACTCATAATGCTGCCTCTAATGTAGGTACAAATAATGCGGGATCGGGTACTGGACATGATCACAATATGAGTGCAACTTTTGCTGGAGATTCAACTTCGGTTGTACAACCATATTTAACAATTTTATATGTTATTAAGACTTAAGGAGATAAATTATGGCAACTAATGCAATATGGACAGTAATAATGGAAGATAAGCAGATCATTAAAAACACAGGTGCTGAAGCAGGTACTCCTTATGTAATTGATGATGATTCTTTTTGGAGCCAAAGTAAGTTTTCAAATATCTGGGCCATTCAATATGGAACTACTACTACTTCTGATGAAGTAGAGCATAAAGATGGTTCTCCTCATACTGCTTATGATGGAAATGTTCATGGATCTTTCAAAGATTTTATTACTAAATGGGATGTAGCGCATTTAGCTCAATTACAATCTGATTGGGATAATAATAATGTGGTTGATCCTCAGGAAACTGCAGAACAAAAAATTAATAGACTAGGCGCAAGGCCAACATCTTACTCATCTTAAATTCAACCAAGACGTCAGAAGATATTTCTCGCCCGACAAGGGTGGATTTCCCCTATGTACATAAGGAAAACTTGCTGGCCAAATAACTATTCTTCCTGTCTTAGGTTTAACTCTTTTTGAAAAATGTAAAAATTCTGTTTCTCCCCCTTTTTTTACGTCATTTAAATACACTGTAAAAACTAAAGCTCTGGCTTCATGATCAAATCCTTTTCCATGTTCTATGTGCCATACATGGTATCCTTCTGTAGGTAACGTTTTTTGTATCTTTAAACTTGTATAGTGAAATTCATCCACCCCAAATGCCTGTGACACACCTGTAGCTTCGGTATAATGTTTTAAAGCTATATCAAAATTAACTAGTAAGGACTTTAGGTTAGAATGCCAAACCTCAATATTACCTGCATTAGCAAAAAATTGTTGATCTTGTTTTTTAAGTACAGACGTTTGTTCAAAGGACTGTCTATTTATAGTTTTATTAAATTTATTTTCACTATCAAATAATTTAATAGCCTTATTACATTCTTCTTGTGTAATATACCCATCATAAGTACCAATAAAATTATTTATATTTACAGTTTTTTCTATCATCTTAATAGTTTAGCTTTTTCTTTTTGACCTTTATCCAATGTTTTATGTTTCACTTTTAATTTTTCTAATGTTTCAGCATTTGGATTCCACTCTTCTTTATTAATAATACTTGAACCTCTTTCAGGTCTTGTTTGAAAGACAGCCTTATATTTTCCGTCATAGGGCTTTAATTTTTCTTTCCACCACTCGGGTTTTTTAACTGTATAATGAGCATTCTTGCCATTTAATAAAGTCTGGGTAGCTTTATAACAAGTAATAGTAAGAAAAACATTATCACTAAAACTAAATATATCCTCTAAAACATTATTTATTTGATCTTCTTGGACATGTTCCATCACATCAATACATAAAACTAAATCAAATTTTCCAGTAGGTTTTTCTGCAAAGGGAAAATAAGCAGGGTCGTAGGGGGTAAGTTGTACTGTGGGAGCTCCGGGAGTTTTAGGATTATTAAATAATAATTTATGAAAATGAGCTTTTCCGCACCCATAATCTAAAACAGTTTTTATATTTTTTCGGTGAATCATCTCCCATATTTGATGTTTATATTCCCCTAAGGATTCACCAATCCAATGAGTTTGATTTTGAATATGATATTTTTGAGCCTCTTCTAAGGATTCATAGGTCATAAATATTTATGTTCTGGTCTATGGTCATTCTTTAAACTCTTTAATTCATTATAATGCTTATAACATGTTTCAGTAAAAGCTGTCAAATACAGAATGTCTCTAGGGTGATTAACCCTATAGGCTTCGATTCCCTCATAGCCCATTTCTTCAGCTACCTTAAATCTAAAGTGTCCACAGTGTATCTCATCTTTTTTTGTCTGGGGGTTAAACATAATAATCCCTGGAAAAAGAAGACCATCTTCTTTCATAAATTCCCTTATGTTTTTAATATGTTGGACTTCATGGGGGTCTTCCCAGTTAATAGAATCATTATTTTGCAAATAATCAAAATTTATGCTAGTAAGCTTGTCAGGAAACCATATTATTCTGGCTTTCATTATATTCATAACTAATATATAACATAATTACTATGTTACAAAAGCTCAAATTTGTCCCAGGATTTAATAAACAAGCCACTGAATCAGGGGCTGAAAGTCAGTGGGTAGATGGAGATTTTGTCAGATTTAGATATGGACTCCCTGAAAAAATAGGGGGTTGGGCTCAATTGACAGCCGCAGAAAAAACATTACCGGGAGCAGGAAGAGCAGCTCATCCTTTTACAAGTTTAGCGGGTGAACGTTATGTTGCCATAGGAACTTCACAAGGTTTATTTTTATATTATGGGGAAGATCTTTATGATATTTCTCCTTTGGATACAGCGATCACAGGCTGTACTTTCACAACAAGTACTGCAGCCGGAACGACGGTTCAAATAGATAAATCTTCACATGGATTAAAAGCGGGAAGATATATTACTTTATCTTCTGTGAGTGTAACTGGCGACTCTACTCTTACAGCCGGTATTTTAGAAAAAGCTTATGAAATTCAATCCGTAACAACCGACGCTTTTATTATTATAGCCTCTACTGCGGAAACAGGAACAGGTATGACAGCGGCAGGGTCTGCTGTTGTTAATCCTTATTATATAGTTGGACCTACTACTCAAACAGTGGGTTATGGTTGGGGTACCTATATATGGGGTGATTCAACTTGGGGTACTGAACGTACAACAAGTGATGTGACTCTGGATCCAGGCACCTGGAGTCTAGATAATTATGGTCAAGTTTTAGTTGCAACCATTGCAGATGGAAGAACTTTTACATGGAATGCAGGAGCAGCTAATCCAAGAACCATTAGAGCTTCTCAATCCACTACAGATTTTGTTACCACTTCTAATCCAACAGCTTCTACAATGACGATTGTTTCTGATAGAGATAGACATTTATTTCATCTTGGAACAGAAACAACTATTGGTACACCCGCCACTCAAGATAAAATGTTTATTAGATTTTCTAATCAAGAAGATTTAAATGATTATGTTCCCACTGCTATTAATACAGCCGGCACATTTAGATTAGATGCCGGTAATGAAATTAGAGCAGCGGTGTCTGGAAAAGATTATACTTTAATACTAACAGATACGGCAGCTTATGTAGCTCAATATGTAGGTCCACCTTATACATTTAGTATTCGACAAGTTGGTACTAATTGTGGATGTATGGGGCAGCATGCAGCGGTTGCAGCTAATGGAGCTGTCTATTGGATGGGAGACGCTGGGGGATTTTATAGATATGATGGTACGGTTAAATCCATTGATTGCTTAGTGGAAGATTTTGTATTTGATACTCAGGGCACGGATCTTGGAATTAATTATGATGCCAATAAAATTATTTATGCAGGGCACAATAGTTTATATACAGAAGTAAGTTGGTTTTATCCTAAGAATGGTTCAGAACAAATTGATCGATGTGTAACCTATAATTATGGAGAAAATGTATGGACCACGAGTTCTCTAGACAGAACTACTTGGACCGACGCTAATGTTTTTAATGTACCTTATGCAACAGACTATGTTTCCACAGGTACTCCTGTCTTTCCTGCTATCTTAGGTCTTACAGCTCTCTATGGAGCCTCTTTTTATTATGCTCACGAAACAGGAACCGATCAAGTTAATAGTACGGGTACGACTTCAATTGATGCCTATATCCGTTCTGGAGATTATGATATTACTTCCAGAAAGAATATGATGGGTCAGACGACTGGCGTAGTGGACTTTAGAGGGGATGGAGAATATTTTATGTCTGTGAGCAGGGTCATTCCAGATTTTAAATATTTAACGGGAAATGCTAAACTAACTTTATTTATCAGTTCTTATCCAGATGCTACGGCCGCAAGTTCTCCTTTAGGACCCTTTACAGTTACGTCCAGCACTGATAAGTTAAATACCAGAGCCAGAGGAAGATTGGTTTCAATCAATATTGCTAACGACGCCACAGGCGAAACTTGGCGATATGGAACATTAAGATTAGACGCGCGAGCGGACGGAAGAAGATAATGCCATTTCAATCAGAAAAACAAAGAAGATATTTATGGGCCAACGAGCCAGAGATAGCTCGTGATTGGGCCGATACTTATGGAAGTAGAATTCAAAATAACACAGGTGGGATTAATAGATTAGGTTTTGATAAAGGTTCAACTGGATTTTCAGGAACTTTCGACGAGTGGCGTGCGCAAAATCCTAGTAGGGAAGAACTACTAGCAGGTGTTGAGCCTAACTTTAATTT